GCCCTCTATACTTTTTAAAACTTCTTTTTTTACTTTTATTCATTGTAGAAGTAATTGGTTTTCTACCAATCGAAGTCCCTTTAAAAGTAGGCTCATGTATATGTACTGTTGTTTGTTTTCTTCCTTTAGCCATGATAATCTCCTATGGGGTTTCTGGAGTGTTCAAGTCAGTGCAGTCCTCACCACTTGTTCTTGGTGGGTCACTTGGACAACTGAAGTCAGTACCTGAATCATGTCTAGCATAAAAGTTCGCACCTTTAAATTCTTTCCAATCACCAGTATGTTTAAATTCATTTAATCCTTTATACTCAGCTTTGTAAGTAGAACTAAAAGTTTCATTTGCATCACCTGCCACAGATTGTTTGTAAGTACCACCAATTCTTTCAGATTTATTTCCGTCTATCTGAACATTATAATTACCTTTTATGTATGTGTTACAATTTCCATCTATTGTAAGATTGACAGTTCCTTTTACATTGACATAATCAGAACCAGCAATGACCTCGTAATTATTTCCTGTGACTCTTGTCATTTTATTTCCGTCAGCATCTATCTCATAGAAAGTACCTGTTCTATGATATTCCATAATTCTTTCAGCATAAGGTGTATCATCATATTCTTGTATATGACCACTTTCTGTTTCTCTTACTTGATTGTATGGATATTCAGAATCTACTCTTGTTTTTTTTGTTCTCTCTTCATTTGTTTCTGTTGATATACCAATGACATTATCTTCATGACCTCTTGATGAATCATCTGTTGTCTTTGGCTCATTCCATGTTGTTGATGTTAATGCTGTAGGAACATTTTCAGTAGCAGCAGTATCTCTTGTTGAACGATTACCATGAGTAATGATATCGTCATTTTCATCTTTGGCAGTCGGAACTGCTAGACGATTAATATCTGATTCATCTTTACGAACTGGATAAGAATAGGTTTCAGTATTCTCATCATAATACCCATAGTCTTTATTATTTCCTGGGTCATTAAAACCTAAAGATGTGTTTGCATAAGCATTAGGTTTACCAGGAAGAGTTCCCATGATAATCGGTTCTTGTAGATGTTGAGCATCTTTGAAAAATCCAATAACCCAACTGCCTTGTACAAGAAAAGGCGTTTCACCAAGTCCACTCATTGATGGAGATGTGACCGGCATCATCACAGATGCCCAAGGTAAGCTTTCTGTTGGGATTTTAGTTTTGTCTTCGGTGTGATAGCCAAGAGCACGAACTCTTACTCGGCCTAATCTCTCTGGGTCGTTTCTATCTTCAACGACACCAATGAACCACATGAAGCCATCTCTTCCCATAAAAAAAGAAGTATTCTGCATACCTCTATTTATAGTGAGGCAAAAAAGGCTCTATCTTTTTTTTCTTGTTTGATTGCAGATTTCAATCGTTTGATGTACTTGTCCATCTCTTTGAGATGTTCTTGTCTTAGATACTTAGCAGCATTGATTTCTCTTTCATCGTTAGACTCATTAATTGTCTTTTGATGTTTACGAATTAAATTGCCTGTATCTCTCATCTTAAAACGAATACAATCTGATGCACACATTATTTTACTCATAACTATACTATATCAACATTCTCTACATTTGTCAAGAGTGATTTCCAACTTTTTGGGAAAGCATGTTTAATGTGGTGATGAATCTCTCTTGCAATCTGCTGTGTTTCAACTTGACTATGTTCCTCTAATCTAAGCGTACACACCCTCGCAAAAGCGTAAAGGGTTCCTGACCAATACCATTCGGTCATCATGTTCTGTGGCAACACCATTCTCGCAAGTTCAGGTGCTATGTTCTCGTCTATCATTTCCTTATAGAGTTCTTTTGCACCCTTTACGAAATCTGTAATGTCCCATTCTATTTCTTCCGAAGAACTACCTTGTTTAATATTCTTTGCCCTCTTACGCCACATGAATGGTATATAAAATTCTGGTTCAACATCTACATATCTTCTACTGACCTCATTCCAGACCAGACCGACCTGATGTTTAACAAGTTGTCTTGCGACAAAGATAGGCGCTTTGATTCTAAACTGTAATGAACAATGTGCAAAGGGCGACCAATGATTATGTTCTGCAAGATACTCTATGAGTTTCTCATCACTCTCCTCAAAGGTGAATTTTCTTTTTGAGAAACTAACCCTAGCAGCATTTACAACTGTCAAGTCTGTTCCCATTTTATCTATGAGTTCAACTTCCATTTTCTTCTTTCTCTAATTTATAAAGTTGTAGATAGTACCAGAAACATTTTGGGTACTGAACAGGATTTGGGACAGTGCATGAGAAATGATTATTAAGAATAAAGTGTATATCATTGATATTCATTGTAAACATACCCACCATCAAAACCACAAGAGAAAAGTAGAAATGCAAGTATCAATCCAAAGACAAAGGGTAGAACATGCTGTACATACAATCGACTTGGTGCAATACGAAGTTTTAGTCTGTCAGCTTTTTTAAAACTTTCTTCAGCTTCTTTTCTCTGTCGTTCTTCATCTTCTGGACTTAATCTAACCATTGTATTTCCTCAAAACATTTTTCTATTTTAGTCCGTGCTTCTGTAATTGAATGTGCCTCAACTGTTGCCTGACAGAATGTACCCTCAATCGAAACATGAACATCTGAATCGTGTAAAGATATATTCTGTGGCATTGCAATCTCAAAAGCAACAACAAAAGTTTGTTTACTCGGAAACGGAATTACTTTGTCTGTTGTCATACGAATCTTCTATTTTTGTTATACTGTAATCTATTGTATCAAAAGTTTTTTCTATATCTTTTTCAATATCAAAATAATAGACACACCAGAATCCAATAATTATACCAATTATATATTTCACTACTCATCACCTCCTTTCATCTTCCTACCTGTGTTAAATATTTTTGTTTTGTTTCTTCCCAATTCATGTAGATGATATCATCATAGAAGTTTGTCTCCTTTGAAACACGATTCTGTTTTTTTAGACTTGCTAATCTTTTTTTAGCATACTTATTCTTCCATAATTCTGTCAATGCCTCTGTCGAGTTATCAAACTTTCTTATCAGTTCATTCTCTTGTATCTCTTCTCTGAGAAACTCTTTTGTATTCGTATATAACTCACCGAAATAGATACCCCTCGCATGGTCTGATTTAATGAGTTTCTTATCTATCTTTAATTGACTGTATGTGAAATTGTGACTTCTATTTCTATGGTCCCTCTTATGAGGTTGACCCGTTGACTTCACTGCGATGTACCATTCAAAATATTTGTATGTATGATATTTCTTCAACCAATTCTGTATCATCATTCGAGTCGACTTTCTCGGTTCATAGGAGATAGAGCCAGCAGTCCAACCCATCTTCTTCCAGTTCTTGAGTCTATCATATTGCGACAACGGTATCTCTTTTGTCTTGCCGTATAGACTCGTGGTGGTGACACCGACCAGTCTGTCGTTGTATTGATATCTCCATGTATCCTCAACGGTCTTACTCAGACAGAGCAGCGCCAGTAATTTACCACCGACTAGATTATAACCCAATGGTTGAATCGGCACAATCGTGCTACCGATACAGGTGTGATTAATCATCGCCTGGGTCTTTCGTGTTCTATCCCAACCGATATAATTATCCCTCGGCGTCAGGTCTAGAAAATCAGATGACATGCATATGACACCGAGATATCTCTGTGTGATTCTATCCCTCACGAGAAAGTTTAGATTTCTGCCGATGTTAGAATTGTTCTTCATCGTATGCACGAGAAATCTCAATGCATTCCAGACCTCAGAACCCTTCGTGTGTCTTAGATGTGATTGTATGTCGGCGCCGTCAGTCCAGATGAGTTCAGGTTGTAGATGTATGTATTCCTCTGGGTCATCAGGTAACCAGAAGTTATTCTTGACCTCATTGAGTAACACGGCCTGTTCAGGTCTTCTCATCGCAGGTCTATCAGAGAAGAATGGATTGGTCTCGACTGTCGGATACTTCTCCTGAACATCGCACCATTTCTGATATAGGGTGTATTCTTTTACATTCATCGCAGACACGAATGATAGGTCATCAATGATTCTTTGTCTTAACTCATCGGTGTTCACATCATCAATTCTTTGATTGTTGTCCTGCCACCATTGCCATTGTTCTTCAATGGTCATCGTACTTCTATTCACTGTATTCATTATTCTAATATATCATTTGATTTAGTTCGTGTCAAGCCCTCTCGCATACGCCTTCAATCTCTCCTTGGTCTCCTCCTCGAAACCCCTACGATACTCCTTGACGGCCTCCTTGTTATCATAACGAACACAATAATGATAACCAATCTCCCTGGCTTCTGCATCGCTCAACTTGTCGTAAGTTGTACGACCCAATCGTTGTGCAATCTTCTTTGAATTGAGTTTCCAGATTATTGACATGCTCTATCCACGATTAACCAGATG